ACTTCATAAAACTGCCAGCCACCCAAATGCACGCCGCCTAAATCCGCGCCACCTAACTCCACGCCACCTAAATGCGCGCTGCGTAAATTCGCGCTGCGTAAATTCGCGCCGCGTAAATTCGCGCCACCTAAATCCGCGCTGCGTAAATCCGCGCCTGACTTAATAGATTCTAATAATGTTTTTAGCAGGGTGTTTTGTTCGCATTCGTACTCGAATAGTACTGAACCAAAGGTCGATTTGATTTGGAGTTTCATAATATTATTACGTTTTGTTGTAACAAATATATTACCTTAAAACTTATTTTCAAATAAAAATGAAATTTATTTTCAAAACGGTACATCCGCCCACCGCTTTGCAGCGTTCGCACGGTTGGAAAGCAATTGGATATTGCCTATCTCATACCCTTTGTTCGGGTCAATCCTATCAATTGTTTTCGCTCGACCTGATCTACCCTTCACTTCTAAGTAGTTAGTTTCCGAACAAAACTGCCTAAACTCCCAAAGAGCTAGTTTGAACTCTTTACCTCTCCTTTTGGCATTCTGCTTGAGTAGGTTGAAGAAATATCCAATAGGGTTTAACTCCTTCTGTCTTCGCTTGTGGTGTTTGTGGCATAAGGATTGGCCTTTTGCGCTTTCGTTAGCGCATCGGTAGGCCTTGCAAAGTTTAGAGGCTTTGCGTTTTACAATTTTAAACATGGCCTTGTTTGGCGATTTGTCTTAACTCTTTCCAGACCTCTGCTTGTATATCATCGTACTCCTCCGAAATAGCGTCATGATCTTCAGCGTAAACAGCTTCGTCTAGCCTTTCCCACAACAAAGCCGCTCTTTGTAACTTATCGTAAACCGCTTTCACACGAACGTTCGAACCGTAAAACGATAAAATATTTAACCCTTTATAGATGTTTTGCATATTTTTTGATTCTAGCTTTAACCGCCTCCATTAATCCGTCCTGACTTGCTGCTTTGCCCTCTTGGGCGGCAATAACATCCTCGTCAATCGTTTTACTGGCAACGAGTTTGTTAATAATTACAACTTCTTTTTGTCCCTGCCTATCAAGACGGGCGTTAAATTGCTGCTCCAACTCCAAAGACCATGTTTGACCAAACCAAACGATAATGTGTCCGCCCGATTGCAAGTTTAGACCGTGGCCTCCGCTTGCTGGGTGCATCAACATTACTTGCGTTTTGCCTTCGTTCCAGTCGTTTATGTCCTTATCCGTTTTCAAGGCCTTAGGTTTATATTTCTTCAAAGCTTCCAATAGTCTGGCTTCGTCCGATTTATAGGTCCAGGCAATCAAAACGCTTTTCCCGTTGGCATCTTCGATGATATCCTTAACGGCTTCTATCTTCAAGTCGTGTACAATATGGTACCCCTTGACAGAGTCGTAAACCGCGCCGTTGGCAAACTGCAAGAGTTTGTTCGACAAAGCGGCTGCATTGACCGCAGAAATTTCTTTATCGTCTTCTAGTGCGAATATTTCCAAGACCTTTTCACGCTCGAAAGCGTCGTATTGATCCTGTACGTCCTTCGGCAAAACGATTTTGATAATATTGTCTATTCTGCCCGGCAACTCGAGATAATCCTTCGCCTTCATCGACATACATATATCACCAATCTTGTTATAAATCCTTTCCTCCGCGTCTTTGTTGAGTCCGTAAGCGTAAGTAATATGCCCGTTCTTTTTGGTTGCGTGGAAATAGTCCTCGCGGAAATGTGAGACGAACTTACCAAGTCTTTGCCCACGGTCTAACAAATAAATCTGGCTCCATAAGTCAATAAGTCCGTTTGGCGTAGGCGTGCCCGTCAAACCTATCACGCGTTTGAAGGAAGGTTGAACACTTCTAAGGGCTTTGAACCTTACCGATTTCGGATTTTTGAAGCTACTGAGCTCGTCTATCACCAACATATCGAAAGGCAGCATCGAACCCCCGTACAAACCGCAAAGCCAAGCGATATTATCTCTGCCTATCGTGTAGATATCGGCCTTGGCCGCAAGGGCTTTGCGCCTTTCTTTGTCCGAGCCTATAATCTTGGACACCTTAAGGTGTTTAAGGTGTGCCCACTTCGATATCTCAGCATCCCAAACCGACTCCGCCACACGCTTGGGGGCAACGACCAATACCTTAGAGGCTTCTAGCTCTTGGTAGATAAGCCGCTCGATATGTGTAAGCGTTGACACCGTCTTCCCAAGTCCCATTTCTAGGAACAAAGCGCAGTGGGTATTAACCCACATGTGCTCAACGGCTGTCGTCTGATATTCGTGGAGGTCGTTAAAGGTTAACATCCGCGAACGTCTTACCGTTTTCAGTTAAGATATAATTTTTATGGGTCTTGTAAAGCGGGTATGTTTCCCTCCCGTTTTCATCACTCACGAAGGCGTAGATAATCTCTTCGTTCAGCCTTTTGCAGACGAAATCCAGCGTTCTTTCGAAGGCTTCAGGACTCTCCTGTTTCCCAATGTAATCGTAGGACTTGCCAAGCGAAATGTTCATTTGGACGTTTTCACCTGTGATTTTTCTAAGTGTGAACATATATTTAGTTGTTTAAATGGCTTGTGGATTTTGACGGAACCAAGTAGTCGCTATTCTAGCAAAAATAGCAAGGGTTTTTACACCTTCGTCAGCGGTCACGTAAGGTTTGGCTTCTACTCCTGTACGGACTCTTATGTAAGCGGCCAAGACAAACAAAGCTTCGTCTTGCTCGATAGGTTGGTTGTCGGGTCTAAATACTATCTCTCTTAGGTTCATAATCTTCTATTAATTTATCAATTTGTTCCGAACTATCTACGACCTCCACACGGAAGCCGAGTTTTTGCAATTTTTTATGTACGCTCCGTTGGATTGGAGAGATATATTTCCCCGTGGTTTTAAGCTCCACGAAGAAGACCCGACCACCTGGAAGCAAGACAATCCGATCAGGCAAACCCGAGATATGGATTGAAAACCATTTCCAAGCCACGCCTCCAAGTTTAAACTCTACATCTTTACAGAGTTTCCTTTCGAGGTCTTTTTCAGATTCTACCATAAGTCCTCTAAATCTAAGTACTTGAAAAAATGGGCTATTATATCAATTGTCCAACCGTTGCCTAAAGCGTGGTTTCTGTGACTATCTAGCTTTAAGCAACTGGTATAGTGGTCTGGAACCGTTTGAAGCCTTTCAGCTTCTAAAGGCGTGGGGATTCTAAGCTCTCCAGAAGGTAATAAAATGTTAGTTGAACCTGAATTAGAAATTCCATGTCCGCCAGTGGTTAATGTTTTGGATTTCTGCTCAGGGGTTCTTATGTTGCTGTGAGCCTTTTTAAAGGCTAGAGTGCCGGGCCTTTTAGCCTTGAACCTTTCAGTTATGAAGTATTTAGAATCTACGTCTTTTTCCATCACATCTTTTAGGAGTAGCCCTTTATCTTCTGGCTCCTCAAAGTAAGGCAGGTTTGTCCAATACAATCTTTTTCGGCTTTGGGCTGAAACAGAGCTAGAATTTAACATTATAGGTTCTACTCCTAAGGCTTCCGTTATTATCTTTTTCCACTTAGGTAGCATCAAAGTGTTTTCTAAAAGGAAATGCTTTGGCTTTAAGTACCTCAATATTTTCACATACTCCCAAAATAAATAAGATTGTCCTTCAAATTTAAACTCATCAAATACTAAATCTTCATACTGCTCTAAAGCGAGTATTTCAATATTAGCACTTGTTGAAGCCCCTTTTAATTTACCTGCAAAACTGAACCCTTGGCAGGGGCTACCACCTATTAATAGATCTATTTTTGGCAGTTCCTTTAATTTAAGTCTTGTAACATCTCCAAGCTGTATAGTGTCTGGGTAATTAAATTGAGTTATAAATATTGCATGCTTATCGATCTCACTTGCAAAATATTTTTCATACTTAATCCCCGCTCTATTAAGGGCAATTTGTCCGCAACTCATTCCATCGAAAAGGCTCAATACATTCATAATCAATCTAATTTTCTAGTGTAATACTTCTGTTTCCCGTATATCTTAAAGTTCCGTGTGGAACGGTTCTGCTCCCACCCGTCAAGGCTCCGCAAGATGTCGTTTATCTCGCGGGTCTTGTACCTGTCCATTTCTTCTTTGGCTTTACCCAAACACTCACACCATATTTCGGCTACGCAAACAAACTCTCTATAAATCGTGCCTTCTGCGCTGAGTGGGTCGTTTAGAAAAGTTCTACGCTCGAAAGAGTCGAGAGTATCCCAATTACTTGGTAATTTCTTACTCAAATACTCCTCTATAAGTCCCGCGCGTTCGTCAACCTCGCTATGTCGCTTCTGCTCCATGTAGGCGATTGCTTCAGCCTCCGCACTTAGATACAGCTTTTCACCATTTCTGTAAAGGTGCACCGCCTCCGCCCACACTTGATTAATTTCGTTATCCGAAGCCAAAAACTTAAGTAAGGGCTTGTTATCGACTAGTTTTACGTTGTGGGTGTCCACGGGCATAAATCTTCTATTCCCCGATGGATCCCGCAAGAAATCCTTATTATTGGTCGTACCAAAGAATACACATTGGCGCGGATAGGTCTCGGAGGTACGGGCGTAAGCGGGTCTGAAAGTATCTTCCTGTTTGGAAATGAAATGCTTAACGCTTTCAACCTCCGCCTTTCTAAGTCCTGACAGTTCGGCCATTTCGATAAGCCACGCGCCTTGTATTTGCTCGAGGGCTTCTTTACCTTGCACGGTCAAGAAAGTATCCGAGAACCATTTTTTACCCAAAGCTTTAAGCAATGAACTTTTGCCCGTGCCTTGGTCACTTACCAACGTAAGAACTAAATCGAATTTAACACCCGGGTTGAAAACCCGTGCAACGGCTCCGACCAACATTTTTCTAATGGCCTCCTTTGAGTAGATATTATCTTCAGCACCCAATAAGTCGATCAATATTCTATCTATTCGTTTTGTACCGTCCCATTCTAGACCCCTCAAGTAATCAAGTATAGGGTGATAGTGGTTCTTTTCAAACTCGAGGGCTATTGAATCATCTATTTTCAAAGTGCCTGTAATCCCGTAAATGCTCTCAATGTAGTTCCTCACCCCCGAGTAGTCCACACTTCGAATCGGTTCTGGCGTTGGCACCTTTCGCCAAGGCAGAGTATTGAACACATACCGCTTACCGTCAAAATCGTTTTGCCTGAAAAGTTTTTTAAGCCTTGAGTCATTGGCGAATATCATGTTTAGATTTATCGAGGTTGAAAGGTAGTTTCCCTTCGAGTCGACTTCTAGCTCTTGCATCCATTCTATATCGTCAGACTCTACCGCTTCGGCCTCCTCCAAGTCTTCGCTAAAATCATACTTCGACTCTTGGATATTTTCGGCTGCGATTATTTTCTTGACCGCCTTGTCAGCCCTAACCATTTCCTCCATCGCTGCAAAGCTCTTTGGCTTTCCGTTAACACCGTCAGCGTCCAAATGCCCGTAAAGGTGGATTCGGACCAAGTCAAAAGAATTGCAGAGTTTACCCCCACATGGATCCGTTCCGTGGTGCGAGTAAGCGAATTTATCTTCGTAGACAATAAGGCCAGCGGAGGCCGTGCCTTTCAGATAAGTATATCTATCGTCTAGGGCCGTAGGTACGTAAATGTCTGATAAGAATTTCTCAATCACTTCCGCAATCGAGTAGGTACGACAAAACGCCCCGACTATGCCCTTCTTATGCTCAGGGTCTTCTAGCTTCTTAGCCGCGTCCCTTACTTCTTGGAACTTCCTATCGGCTGTTGGCCACAAACTTGAGTCCGTCCAATCTTGGTAGGTTGCCAGAACTTCGTCAACATCTATCCAAGCCCCGTCCTGTACCTCGAAATAATAGTCAACGTCTTTCGGGTTAGAAGGCCAGAACATAAGCCTGTTAGTCTCGAAAGTGGTATTGTCGAAAAGGTCTATTCCAAGCGTGCCAGCTATCTGTCTGGCAGTTGCTACATACTCGTCGGGTGAACACTCACGTGACAGAGGCATGATAAGCCGATACCTTGGTGAGGTTTCGCAGTGCTTATGAGTGGCATGTAATACGGCGGCGTTCGAGAATTGCAGCGTGAAATCGTCCCAGAAATCTTTATGTGCGAAATCAATATCTAAGGTAAGGAGTTGGCGGTTTACGACATTAGAAGGATTCCTTCGGCCATTACGGAGATAGCCGCCAACGTAGCCGCCAACGTCCTTAATTTTGAATTGATCTTCTTTCGAAGCTGCTATAAACTCTTTAAAGGTCTCGGTCGTTTTATGCTCCTCCGACAATCTATCGACAAGCTCCGACCAAGTGTATTTTTTATTTTTCCAAGATTTCGACTTAGCGGACATTCCGACCGCTAAATTTAAAGAGCCATTGTATTTCACAGGGTAGTGTTAGTTTCTTCAGTTAACATTTCTACTATAAGCATCGACTTAGCCCACCGCGGTAGCTCTTTAGTCTTGCTCAATTGGTTTTTTACGCTCGAGGGCTCCATGTCGAGCATGGTCGCGAGTTCCTTGTAATTAAGACCCAGCTTAACCAACAAGGCTTTGAATTTATCGTGGTTTGTCATTTTATTTCGTGGTGCGTACAACTGAAAAAACCCTTAGATTCAAAAACTCCATCGGGTTTTATCTTGTCTGATATGTCCTTTACTAAATCTGGGCTGGTAGTGATTTTATCGCACACCCTCCAACCTATATCCTTGGTTTCTTTACCCCAGTGCTTGCAGTTACTACAATTGTTCATATTACGCTAAGTTGAATAAAAAACAATCTACATCTTTTGAAAGGCTCATTATCTGGAAACTGGCCACTTCCTTCTTTAACACCTCTACGCGCTTCAATTCTGAGCCGTAATTTTTTCTGTTTTTAAACAGCATTACGTCTTTTTTGAAAGATTTCTTAGCATCTGAATATTTTTGCAATTGTAGGGGTGTCATGATAGTTTCGTTTAAGTATGGATCAAAGGTAATAAATAGATTACTTTCATGCAAACATTTTGTAATATATTTATTACTCTAGGCCTTTAAAATTAAACATCGGGTCATCACCTTGCTTTTTCATTTCCACGAAAGCCCATTCGTTGTTCATTTTTCTAAAACGAAACTCTAAGACTTCTGTAGTCTCCTCTTCAGGATGGCTGAAAAATCTAGGGGATAAAGGCTTTGCGTGAATCAACGGCACTCTGTACTCATCGTTATGAAAATACTTCGGATTCGGTAATCGGAGTATCGCTTCGAGTAAAAGGTTAACTGGTATCATTCTTTCTTATAAAATTTAGTTACATATCCATCAGCGGCCAAGGGTAGACCGTCAGCCCATTCAACGTGCATCGACATAAGCCGCTCCATATCTTTTAGAATCTCGTCCGCTTCGTTCTCGTCTACTTCGCAAACTACTTCATCATGTACGTGCATTACTATCTCGAAACCATCTTCGCGTAATTGCTGCATAGCGTTGGCCAATAAATCCCTGGAAATTGCTTGTACAATATTTTCAACCAACTTGCCCCCGTACGTCTCTACCCAACCCCAGCGTTTCGTTGTTTGCTCCATACCCATAAACTTGATCGCTTCTCGTCCAAATCGGTTTGGTGCAAGTCTCGGGCTGACATAGAAGAGTTTGCGCCCAGAAGGCAGTTTTATCGTTAGGATATCACCCTCCATTCTGAAAACCAATTTATCTAAGGCCTTAGTATTTCTATTTTTTACCGCTTGGATAGCTGCCTTTTCAACTTCACCCCATAGCTGCTCGATACTTGGGTTTGCCTTTCTCCATCTACTTACAATCAAACTCATATCTGATTCAGACAATCCCATTTTCTCCCCGCCCATAGTCTTTAAGGCACCTACTCCACCTTGGTAACCTAAAGCCAGCTCTGCGATTTTTCCTTTCTGCCTTAAATCCGACCCTTTCGTGACCGATTCAATCGGTACGTTGAACATCTTGGAAGCGGACGCCTCGTAAATCTTACCGTGTGTTTTAAATACTTCAAGTCTCCACTTTTCGCCCGCAAGCCACGATAATACGCGGGCTTCGATTGCGCTGAAATCACATACTGAAAAAGTTTTGCCTCTAGGTGCAATAAAGGTCGTTCGTATGAGTTCTGATAAAACAGTCGGTGCATTTCCATAAAGCATGTTTAATAGTTCGTAGTCCCCGCTTCTGACCGTTTGACGAGCCAATTCTAAGCTCTTCATGTGGTTTTGCGGTAGGTTCTGTAATTGTATAAGCCTGCCAGCCCAGCGGCCTGTTCGGTTAGCTCCGTAAAACTGGAAAAGACCGTGGGCTCTACCATCTTCACAAACACAATTAAGCATTGCCGCGTATTTCTTTACGCTTGATTTGGCCATTAACGACCGACCTTGGAGAACCTCCGAAACCTCCCCGTCCTCAGACTCCTCGAGTAAGTCCAAAACCGATTCCTTGTTTAGGGTGTTTATCTCTTTTCCTAAAGCATCGCCTAACCATTTCTTGAGCTGGGCGGGGCTGTTCGGATTCTCCAAATTAGTAATTTCTTTTACTCGACCCGAAACCTCAAGGTTAAACCTCGCATCGATATCGACCGCGTTTTGAGCCAAAACGGTATCTATTAAAATACCCCTGTCGTTAATCTCTTGGTCGATTATGTAGTTTGTTCTCTCGAAGTCTGGGATAGAATAGGCTTTGAGCCTGTGGTTAATCTCACGTTCCGCGACCACGTCATTTGCGCAATACCTTTTGAACTCCTCCCACTTCTCTAAATCGTGTTCCGGAAGATTTCGGGTTCTCATACCGTTGGCCTTGGTTGGTTTGCAAGGCATACAGAAGTAACGGATCAAAGCCTTACCACTTGCAAGCTTGCCTTTCTCTTCCAACTTCAAAGCCTTGGACACTTCATCAAGTGATAGGGGTAAACCGCAATAGGCAGACTTTACAGCCGAACAATACCATTGCTCAATAGGTACTTCAAAACCATAAGCTTTGAAGGCTTGGCGTTCAAAGTTGGCGTTGTGGGCGTGTTTCTCTATGTGTGGGTTTACCAGTGCCTCTATAAACTCCGAAGGCCACGGTGCTAAGTTCCTATCTTCGATAACCTTTACAGGTTCATTGTCAAAAGCGTAAGCTATCAACAAAATCTCGAAGTCGAGGGACTGGGTGTATTTGTAAGCTCCTGAGGTTTTGATATCCACCGAGCTATAAGTCTCGATATCAACGTGTAGTTTTTGTGGCATGTTATCTTGAGCCGTATTTGATACTACGGGCTTTGTGAACTGGCATTGATGTTCTTATGTGTGGCAAAGTGCCTACCTTCAAGGTTTCGGTAATAACCCTTGAATTCTCGTTCAGCATTTCAAAACCTGAAGATCCTATGTACCGAAGCCTTCCGATTTCAGGGAGGAAATCTATGTTTATACCAAGTAATAAAGTAAGCTCTAGGTATAGCTTATAGTATAAATAGGGGTAGTCTTCAACCGAGCAAGAGTATTTAAAAAAGGCCACCAAATTACCGCTAACGCTTTTTTTCACGCAATAGCAATATTCGAGATTTACCAATTTAGCCCTGACGCTTTCAAGCAAGATAGTATTGTTTGAAATGCCATCAATATCGATAGCGAGTAAACCCGACTGCGATAAATCCATCGCTGGAAGGTATAACCTCTTGAAATCGTTTCTTTGTATTTTGTCCTCGATTTTAGGTACTTCTAAAGCTGTCTCGAAAACTTGCCCGAAGAAATCAAAGATTGATTTCGGATTATTTAGATAGGTCGAGAAATCAGACTCTAAAAATGATTCTCGGTCAAATACATTCTTGTAAACGATAATTTTTCTCATGTAAGTGTGGTTTTGTGGAGAGTGAGGGAGTCGAACCCTCGAAGAACCGCCCGTAAAATTATTCCCCAGATTAGTTTTAACGCTACTCCCCGATAATATACAACAGGGTCAAGCGCAATCCTTACGGTTTTATAGGCGCAAGTCTCAACGTGTGTCGACCACCTTTTGAGCCCGTAATTTTGACCCTGTCGCATTTATTTTGGACGTGATACAGGCCTCGAACCTGTATCCTTTTGGTTGTTGGTACCAACCAATCCCGACCGAAATCGGTGCTCTATCCCATTGAGCTAATCACGTCTTTTAAATTCGTTTTTACGTGGGCGCAAAACACTACTTCTGCATTATCCGACACGCTATCAGAACCCACGAAAAACCAATTTTTGAAGAGGAGGGCGGATTCGAACCGCCTGGGTCCCTCACCCCATAAGGCTGCGCGTATAGTACGCGGCTCCTCTTACCATTTTTTTTAACTCAAATCGTCCGAACCGAAATCTTCTTCGGCTGTGGAAGCTCCGCCGCCTAAACGCTCACCGTCTTCCAACTTTTGAAGGTTGTTAAGACCGCAAGCAACGCCCTTGTTGCCGCTTGTGTTGAAAGCGTAGAAGTTCACCGAGGCTCTACCGTAACAACCTGAATAAAAATCCTCTTTGTTGATGATCGCGTTAGTGTTCGCATCAACAAGACCAGGCTTATTGGTCGAGTTGGCATTAATGAAAAAAGCACCTGCATAGTTCTCATCGTCTGGACGTTCTGCATCCCCGTCTCTCAATGGATTTTTCCAAACGGCTGGAAGTTTACCGCCAAACTTTTTGGTTTTGCCCTCTTCCAAAGCCGCTGCAATGGCCTCGTTAATTTTGGCAAGAGTTGCCTTATCCTTTTTCGGAATGATAAGCGAAACGCTATACTTCGGGGTTTGCCCCTCCTCGATCGCTTTCGGCTCAAACACGTGGGCGTAGCTGAATCTAACTTTGCCCGTTACTACTTTTGTCTCTGACATATTAATTAAAATTTGATTTCTTATGTGAAGTTAATAAATTTAAAACTATTTTTCAATAAAAAGTGAAAATTATTTTCAATCTTCCTCTATTGCGCTACTAAAATCAAGCTTGGCCTGCTCTAATCCCATTGCTGGGCGTTTATCGGATTCAGGCACTAAGGTAGGCGCGCCCGTTGGTTTTACGATAAGAGAACCCAAAAGTGGTTGGAATTGAGTTTTACCGACAAGTTTCTCGATATCGGTTAACCCCTTCAATTTAGTATTGGTGTAATCGGTTCTCGCAAAGCCCTCACGAAGTAAAGTTCTATCGACCGCCTCTTCGTCTAACCACTTACGATTCGATTTACCTTCTACAACCTTAAGACCTTCCCACTTCTTACCTTTAACAGCTTCGGCCAATAGATGTTCGTCTACTGCTTTGGCCCAGGTTAACAGCATCGGGATTTGGGCGTAGACGCCCAAGAGCTGTTCGTCTGTCAAAAGTCTGGGCTCCTCGAAATCGAGCTTTGCAAGGTCAGTATTTTGTTTGGCCAAGGCCGAACACATTGCTTTTACTTTACAGAACTTGCACCAATCGCCAACGGTTTGTTGGCCTTCACCCTTGTAAGCAATGGCTGCTTTAGGTTTCACAACCTCTTCACCCCAATTAACCAACTCGTTAGCTGGTATTAGCCAACTGGAAATGTGGTCTAGCCTAGGTTGTACAATCGTCATTTTGACCGTATGAATATCGTAAGCTAAATCAAAGGCACGAAGAGCACCAATCCCATAAAGCTTCAGTTGTGAGTTTTCTTCTGCCTCCACTTTTACGCCTTTGCCATACTTCAGGTCGATAACCTCTAAAACCCCGTCCGCGATAATTACAGCGTCCCCCGTGCCAAAGCCGTACTCGACCAAGTGCGAGAAATCCAAACGCTCTTCGATTAAGAGAACCGCGTCAGGGGTTTTTTGTCTAGCTACTCCGAAAGCCTCCCTCACGTACATCCAATATTTTTGGACTTCCTCCTCCATATCGGGTGCGTAAAGCGGACTTTTTTTGAGCTTCTTGATTTCTGTCTCAAAGGTTTTGTAACTGATTGCCTCAGTCCAAAATCTCAAATTCAGATCCGCGAATTCGTGGGCTAGTGTCCCCTCTTCTGCATACACCGACCTTGTCGACTCTTCGAACTTCTCTTCGAGTCTGGCAGAGGGCGTACAGTTTAACCACCGCGAAGCTCCCGAAGCCGAGAGCAACGCGTGTTTTCTGGCTGAGTGTTTAACCTCAGCCATTATTTTAGAGAGTTTAGGAAGTTGTACATTTCCCCGTACTTTGAAGGGTCTAGGGTTGACACATTAGGCGCGCCCAGCTCAGTAAGCTTGCTCTTGGCAGCTTGGCGGTTCGCGTCAGAATTAGCACCGCCTTGAGGGGTTTTCTCTGCCAAGGCCTTTCTAACCATATCAACCGTAATGCTCGAGGTTTTTTCTTCTGGTTCGGGATTGGCAGGGTTTAAGCCTTGGCCTAGGTTTTTGGCTTGTTCTGGACTTTCAGCCGCTTCGATTTTTGGAGCCTCGGCCTTTACAGCTTTCTTCTTAGGGGATTCCCCTTTTACTGGCACCTCTTCTGGACAACCCATCGCTGTAAACAGCAACAAAAGGGCGTGGACTTGCTTGGGGTCTTCGATATCAACGGAGACCTTGATTTTTACTTTGTTCATAATTGTATACATTTATTCTAAATTTTTCAGTTGGTTTTCTATATGAAGGATAGCGGCTTTAACATCAATGTTCGCGCCTTCAGTGTCTATGCGAATTAATTTGAGCCCCTGTAAAGCGTATTCGCAGTTAGATTTTCTTAGAATGGTTGAAACTTTTTTCCTGTGAGCTTCTAATTCTTTTTCTAAAGCTTTGATAGAAATGATGTGGTCTTCTAAGTCTTGGTAATCGTTATCACTCATGGCCTTGTTTTATAGTTGTTGATTATTTTTTCAATCTCTGAAAAGAAGAGGCTCAAAGGTGCCGAACTGTTAAACAGAATAGAAGTGTGGAAAAGTGTTTCTCTGTGGAAAACACGAACTATCCAAGTTTCGGTGTCAAGTTCAGCCGTGTACTCTTCATTTTTGAAAGAGTGTATCCCGTGCTTGCTTGAAGACGTCCAGCCCGTACCTGTGAACAATTCCGCGATTTCAACTTTGGCGAGTAAAGCCAGTTTGCTTATCTGGTTGGCATCGAGTACCGCATCCCCGTGGATAACACGGGTCAAAGCAAGCTGAGGAAATTTATTTTTTGGAAAAAGTTGTTTAGCTACCTCGGTTTGGTCGAGGCCTTTGTCTAAAATTAACTTTTTGATGTTGATGGTCTGCATATCTGAAAAAATTATATACAAATGAAGTCAAAAAGTTTCAGACTAAAAAATATTTTCGATAAAAAAGTATAATATTTTTAGTCAAAAAGTATTGTTTACGCGTAAGTGCCTGCTTTTCAATGTATTAAAGCTGTTTTTATTGGAACAGAAACAATGTAAACTATGTTTCTATAAAGGCTATTACGCGTTATATGTACCCATTTTCTACTATAATATTTAAATTACATTCTAATTATATATTGTTTCCATTGTTTCTGTTTACCGAGAAGGCGTAAAAAAAGCCCTCCTAGAGAGCTTTTTCTTGAATAGTTACTTTTTCATAGTGTTAGGGTTTTAGATTTGAAAGACTTTTCAGAACTCCAATATAAAGCCATTTTGTTTAAAAACAAAAACCTCCCCGTAAAACGGAGAGGCCTCTAAACCAACCCGAACAAAAACCCTTCAAGGTGTTAAAGATAGCAATTCTTTAAGGGTTTCCAAATCAATTTTCCCTAAAAGAAGGGCAACAATCAATAAAATGGGGACAAGTGAACCGAGAAGCTTACCGAAGTCCATCGAGCCCTTAGGCACCACTTTATCGCCCATTTTAGTTTCTTCGAGCACGTTTGTAACGGCTCCTGCCAAAACCGCGTTGTCCGCTACTTTGGCAACAAAAGTCAAGGCCTTGCCTACTTTCGTATTTTTAAAAGGTTTTTTCATTTAAAATTTATATAAACTGTCTTCTTTCCTTCTTTAACCGCCTTCAAAACTTGGCCGCGATTAGTGCCTATCCGTTTCAAACTGACGTGAACCCAAGAGGGGTTTTCTTCGTCTCCAAATTCCCAAATCAATTGGTCGAAAGTCAAATTGTCTTTTATAAAGTGGAATATTTCCGCGTTGTACTGATCATTTTCAGAGTCTATGTCGATAGCCTCCCCAATCGTATGCTGGCTACCAGAAGCCCCGCCAATCACTTTGTTTAGGGCATCACTCCTAAAGAATGAAGATACTTTCAAAGGTTCTCCTATCTCTTCGCGAACCACATCAAATATTTTGCTGGCCACGTTCTGCATATTCTGAAGATGCTCGAAATTAGGCTCGTTATTTATACCGAGTCTAATTGCCGTATCGCTTTTCGTTGCTTCTGAATAAGAGCAATATTTGCTAATTCTTTTCATTTCTTCTCTTTCTACGTTCGTAAAGCCAATTATCCAATTTTATCCAGGCTGAAATGATACCCCCTATCGCGCCAACTGCTACCAATAGCATTTGGAATATCAACGCCCAATCAGTCATAACAAGCCCCAAAGTGAGGTTGCTTATCGCGAACCACTCCGCTACATGGTGTTTTATGAAGACCACTACTCTCATTTTTTAAGTTCAGGTACTAAAGTAAATAAAATCTCCAATATTTCGGCATCGGTCTTTCCTTCAAAATCCGTGAAGCCTGAAAATGTTCGGTTGTTTTCAGGATAAAAACTCAACCTCTGAAAGGCATAATCACAATTAAAGAAGTTCACCGAAACAAAAGGCTCTTCAGCTCTTATCACCTCGAATTCTATTTCGAAAACTTCCGTTAATTCAACCCCGTGCGGGTCGTTCATGTATTGTGATTCTATTATCATGTTAATACCATTAAACCGGTTCCAGAATTATAAGTGAAACACTTTCGCATATTAAGAGCTTGTGGAGTAGCTGAAGTTTTTACGCTTGATGTAAATTCATTCCTAAAATCGGTAACCAACGACCTTCTAGTAAGATAGATAGATGCTCTACCATCTACCGAAAAATCAGAAGTACTGGAAGTCCATAAAAATCTATCGCCAGTATTGGCAGGCACGTTAAGAAAAGTAATAGAAGGGAATCCAGCCATATACCCCCCGTTTTGCCCCCTTTTTGTAAATAGTGCCCAGAAATTGTAATTACCAACCCTCCAATCTGTCTTACTAAAAATAGTGCTTGCAACGGCATTGCTTATGGCTGTTGTCCAGTTGCTGGCAGCTTTAAAGGTAATGTCCTGCATAATACCTAAATAGTGGTCTATCAAAACACCATTAGCGTAGGTCTGTCCGCCCACATCGTCTGTAATTCTTTCTAAATTCCCGAAGATATTAAAGCCGCTGGCCGTTGCGCCTCTTTTTAATTTAGTGAAATTTGTAGGGTCTAGGGTAGCAAACACCCAAACCCTATCGGTCGGCCAAGTGGCTATTTCGGGTGCATAAATATTATCCCATTGGTGCTTGTCATCCCCAGTTTGATAGCTGGTTGTTTGACCGCTGAACAGCTTGGTATAGTCGTAAGTGTAGAAAAGTAACTGCTCCTTCTTGGTTGTGGATATCCCGTTTAGGAGTGTTAGTCTCTGGGCATTAGTAATAGCATCGTAGAGGGTTAATAATTGAGCAGAACTAAGGCCGCTTTGCAAAACTATTCTCTCCGCATCACTTATGCCAGTGTAAATGTCTATTTGGTTTTGATCCGAAAGCATAGTAAATAATACTATCCTATCAACATCACTTAAACCATCGTACAAAGCGAATAATTGGGCATAACTAAGCCCTTCCTGCATTACTAATCTCTGTTCGGTCGTTAACGCTAAGTAAAGAGCCACTAAATCTTCATCGTCCAACGCAATATAAAGAGCTATTTTTTCCTCTTGGGTTGACGCGTTCCAAAGCTCGGTTAAGGTAAGGCATTCGTCAGGGATGAAAATAATCGAACTTGTAAAAGGTATTTGAACAACGGGGTTTGCGCCTACTTGATATCGGATATCCGGTATAATATAAGGGCTGTCTCTGCTCTCAAAAGTAATCGAGTAGCTACCATCGCTATTTCTAATCGTGATAGGCAAAGAAGGGGTAGGCTCTGAGCCGTCCAATCTATTGCAAGCTGTATCGAAAACGACCGTAACTTTTACACCACAAAGTAAATTGGCCGTGTATTGTCTGATTATTTCAGCCTCCCACTTAAAGAATCCTTGGTTAAATAACAAGTATTGGTTTTGATCCAATTGAGCATAGAAGGCCTCAGATAGGAGTATCATTTCGTCAATGATCGCGTCCTTGGTATCGTCCGCGTTATCAGATTCGACAAACTTTTTCAAGAAATAAATCTCGAAAGACCCTTTGTATCTGGTTACGCCCGCAATGGTGCGCTCCGCTGAGTATTTTTTAACGGGTATGAGATTTACCGAAGCGTTCGCATAGTTATACCCCTGGGCGTACTCTTCATACTCACCATGATTTTTAGTGGTATAGGCCACATCAAACATTGTGGCCGTATTCGAAAACTGATTTTTAAACTCGGTTATCATGTTGCCGATGGAAAATAAATGCCGCTTGCTTGTTGTGCTACTACTGTTTTGCCTGCATCGTCTGATTCGCCTGTAATCTTAATAATTGTAGGGGCTGTAAAATCAACCCCTGTAATATCTCCCGAATTTATAGGCTCTACTAACGAGGGCGAATAGAAAAAACCGTTAATCCTTACAACCGTATTCGATACTCTAACCACCTCTAAATCAAAGAGCCAATTATATGGTGCTGACCCAAGATAACCACTTGAATATATTTCTTGCCCATCAAAATAAAACTTATGGCGATAATTAGCGGTACCGCTCGAATCTACATATCCAGAATATCTAAGTTTTATCTTACCACCATCAGTAGTTAAAAAATCAGCGGGCAATGTATATGAATATAAATCGTCTTCGCCTAGTCCACTTGTCGCAACGTCCGAGTATTCATCGAACAAGGGGATACTGCCCCTACTCGAAACCAATTCTTGAAAGGCTTCGAAAGCTCCGAAGTTTTCATTTATTACGGTCTTCAATTCATTCCAATCAACCGCGCGGCCTTTTTTGGTCGCTGGAATACTTGGTTTTTCTTCGAATGTCGATTTATCATCGAATGTAATTAAGCCCATATCTTTAAAATTTAAACGATTCCTACCGCTCTGCTTTTTTGCACTTCTCCTATCCCCGCCATGATGCTCTCAAGCTTCACAACGGGAGGAGGCATATTTTCAATCGCTTCCGCTAATATACTTAAATCCTGGTTTCCGCCCATTGCAGCCTGTCCACCATTTTCTAAATATCGGCTTGTCTGGCCCCCAAACATTGACCGCCCGCCTGCTTTCACGTTTTGTTCACTCAGCATCCTAAGCACGGGGTTCGTAGCCTCACGCTTGGTAACAAAAAGACCTTCATCTTTTTGGGCCACGAATCTACTCCCATCCGACCCCGTAAACTCGGTTCCGCCCTGCGAGTGGTCTTTGCCACCAATCTTAAAACCAAATACATCCCCACCAAGCTCAAAGCTCGGTGGTGGAGGTGGTTTTTTGGTTAATACTACCGCTGCTTGGGCTACCCCTAAACCCGCGGATATCGCGGAGAAAGGAAGCCCACCCGTCAAAGGCGTGGCCGCAACGGAGGCCATTATTGCTTTGGCCGTATCCACCCCTATTTGTGCAACCGCGATTAGCTGGCTAACTCTGAACTCCGCCACTTGGGCTTTGTGCAAATCTTTGGCTTTCGACTTATCGAGTGCCGCCTTTTTACGGGCAAATTGTTCTTCCGTTATCTGACCGCTCTCCAACTGTTTGGTTATCTCAGCCGTTCTTTTTTGATAATACCCCTCAATCAGATTGTTCGATATCTGGAAGCCGCTTTGTATAGCCTCTTGCCCCGCTCTCGCTATGGCTTTGGTATTGTCCTGCCTTTCTTTCTCGAGTCTTAAACTCTCCGCGTTTCTCGCCTCCTCAATCCCTTTAAGATTTGCGGAGTAGCTAGATTCTAGCTCGAGCATTTGCAAGTCGAAATCAGCCTTGGCGATCAATTTTTCTTCGTTGGTCGCGGTGGTGCTTTCCTGTATGGCCGCGTTCTCCTCCTCGATTCTGGCCTTAACTATCTCAAAGTTTGCAGCCTCGATTTCTTCTTGTTTTTTGAAAAGAGCCTCTTTGTCCTTTATCGAAGCGAGGGCGGTTTCGTTGGCCTTCGAACGCCTGAACTCCTCTAAAGCTAGAAGCTTTGAGGTCAAAATTTCTTGGTTCTCGAGTCTTTTCGCGTCAGCTTCTTTTTGGTCTTCAATGGCTTTCTCCTCCGCCTTCTTGCGGTCTTCGGTCTCTTTCTCTAATTGCTTTTCTTTGTCCGAGGCCTCTTTCTCAGCTATTTTTTTACGGGCTTCGCGTGCTTTTTCTTCCTCCGCTGATTGCTTCTCGAGTAGAGCCGAACGCCTGTTCTCGATTTTCTCTTGCACGCTTATGCTCTCGTTTTGCACTTCGAGCAAAGCGATTCTAGCCTCGTTTTGCTTATCGAGCTGCTCGTCCGTAATCGTGCCGCTTTTCTCCATTTGGGCGGTCTCCTTATTGACAGCTGCCAAAAACTCTTCCGCATACTTCAGTTTGTTTTGGTAGTTGGCAAGCTCGATTTTATCGACCTCCTCCAATATCTTCAAACGTTCTTGGATAGATAGAGCTAGGTTTTTAGACTGAAGTATTAATTGATTGAGCCTATTGCTTTGTTGCTTGTCAAGTAATTCGCTATCCCTCCGCTTTTGGTCTAGGTCGTCAAATGTATCGGCCAGTTCTTGCCCTGTTTTAACGGCTTCCTTCACATCGGAGACCAAACCAGAAAAGAACTTGCCTGGCGAAGAAAACAGATCCGTTATTGTCTGCTTTAGATTGATGATACGGTTTAGGAATACGTCTACCGTGTTACCTATCGCCCTGAATATACCATTTAGTTTTGTTGCCCCTTCGTCAGTCTTCAGGAACCAAGCTACTAATGAACCGAGTAAAACCACGATAGCACCTATACCCGTGGATATCAAAGCCACGCGCATAATTTTAAGGGCGGCACTAACTCCACCCGTGGCGGCACTACTGCCAACTTGGGCCACGGAGAAAGCTTTGACCGCTGAAGAGGCCATACTTTGGGCTTGCGCGACCTTCTGCGTAACGCCACTGAATAAACCAAGCTCACCGACCGCACCCTTGATTCCGTCCGTGTAACGGCCGATAGTGGTTTTGAAGCTTCCAGAAGCTTGGTCTAATCCTACTATCTTATCGTTATTCTCTTTGAGCTTCGCGGTAAGGAACGCGAAACGCTCCGCGCCTTCTTTGGTCTTGGTATTTAGCCCGTTTAATTCCTTCTGATATCTCGCAGTTTGATTCCTAAGCGCGTCCAAGGAGTTACTTTGGAGTTGCGACACCTTTACCGCGTTAGACCTTTCGGTGTTGAGGGTTTTAAGTCCATCATTTAACGAAAGGTTTTGCTTTTGGAGGCTTTGAACGGCTTTTGTATTCTTATCTGTAACCTCGTTGTAATCTTCTAATGAGATAGTACCCTCATTAAGGGCTTTGGCGGCGGCTTTGTTGGCCGCTTCGTAATCCTTGATCGCTTTGGTATTGTCGGAAATTTGTTTCTTCTGATCTAAAATAGCGGTCGTGAGCTTGTCAACCTCAGCCGTGGCGGCTTTGTTGTCAATCTCTATCTCGATTATACTTACCTTCTTTTCGAAATCTGCCATTTTATAAAAACTTTATCATTTTGATATTCGTCAACTCCGCCTCTTCCCAGCCGCTTATTTCGGTAACCAAAAAATAACTCTTTTGGTCAGCAATGTAAACTATCGGCTTGTTTGAAATCGTTCTAAAGTCGTTGTAATTTAATAAAACTTGGGCATTAATCACACGTTCCCGCTTAGTACTCTCTATAAAGTTCACATAGTTTGCGGAGTAGAGCCTTTGCATGCTGACGCCCGCAAGGTTGGCCGTGTAGTTAATGGATACCCCTTCGTTGAACTCTACGATTCTATCCTTGATAACTACGCGCTTCAAACCAACCGTGTCGTAAACGATTTCTTGTATAGAGTTTTCCCCGTTGGCGAACTCGCGGCTTGCGCTAAATTCAGGCACCGAGATAAACACTTTCGTTGGCGGGGCGTTCTCTGATTGTACGCTGAAGAAAGCCGAGCCTAAAGCAGGGTCTACCAAAGTATCATTTTCGTAGCGCATCACATTGAGACGCCCGTAAACATCACCACTTGTAATCGGTGGGTATCTTACGACTTTGCCGCTCAAGTCAAAAGAATTGTTCGAGCTTAGGATGTCTGGGAAATAGGAGAGTTTTATTTCTTTCTTCTGTTCATTGACATCACACTTCAAAAACAACATCTTGAGGAGGTTTTTAAAGAAAACCGCTTGCGTTTGATCAGGTAAGTTGTAATCGCTCAATACTTGATACCCGTCAAATATGGCCGTGTGTCCTGGGCCTTCGAAATCACCATCGACCGCGAAGATATCGGACTCGTTGATACAAGCGTAAATCATCACGTCTTCAAATAGCAATTCGTTTGAGGGTATTACGGCTGTCAACCCCCCGATTCCTATTTCGTCAGTCCTGAAATTTACATAAGTTCTACCCTTTGGTATTACTAAAACCTCGGTTTTTGTAGAAGCCCCAACCGTGTATTGGAATATTATTTGCGTGTCGAAATTAGATACTACCCAGCCTTTCAATGCGTAGCTAGTTTTATAATCCGCATTCGTTAGCACCGTGCCAGCAAATGACGTAGAGCCCGAAGCGTTGAAATCGACCGCTCCGTCTGCGAAATCGACATTACCCGCTGCAACTCCTACCCCTTCAAATAGTATCTTCAAATCCGTAACGAAGAACTTGCCCCCGTTACTTGACAGACCTATGTTGTCGTAATTGGTGAGAGTCGGAACGTTAGTTTCGTCAACCGTGTAGCCCGCCTGCCTTATGATCTCGTTGATTAGAAGTCGATAACGATAGAAAGGGCGTATAAAACAATCTTCGCCCGCGTGGATAATCGGCTCGTTTGTCCAATCCGCGTAAGCATTGAGCCAGATACTTGAGGTCTTTGGCTCTAAAGCAATTAGGTTTGCATTGTTAAAGACAAAATCAAAGTCGAACAGATTCAGATCGTTCAGCATCGATTTACCTATGTGGCTCCAAAACGAATAGCCTTCTGCTAATTGTATGCTGATTCCGTCTTTACGATCAAATCCTTTGAGAACCACCGAGCCATAAGAAATGATCGAGTTTCTATAGGAGAGCGTGTAGGTCTGATTTACCTCGAAAGCGGTATTGTTGGAACTTAACCGAGAAGGATAACCACAAAGTCTATCGTTTTTCTTGGTGTATGGTAGTTTGATGGTGTTAGAAAATAAGATTCCGCGCCTCGAAAAGTCTTCGAGGTCGAGAATAAGCCTTGAGAGCTGAATACGTGACTTGCTCCCAAGTTCGGCCTCTTCATCTTGTATGGTTAATCTAAACATCTAATAAGTCTGGTTCTTTGTATCTGAAGGTTATTTTAACCGAGTAATTTTTTAAAGTGTTTGGCTTTGATTTCTTACCACCCAAAAGTGCAACGGGAGTTTGAACGCCCGCCTTGCTCACCAAATAAACTCTGTTTGATTTGAAAATCGAGGTTATATAGTCGAAATCTTCACGGGTCAAGGTGTTGGCCAAGACCTCCACTTCATTTTCCTCCTCGTTTGGTACACTTCTGATATCTGAAAGACTTTCTACTTGCACCATACCGAAGGAGTCCTCCTGTCCCCCGTCCGTATGTGAAAACAGCCATTGGCGTACACCGCCAAAAGGAGAAAGCCAAACCAATAAATATTCGTAAGCCTCTTTTTCGGGGCTTAGAATAGAGCTTGGTTGTATTCTACGAAGTACGGCCATTACTGATAAATATTGAATCGCATACCGTCCATAAAGAAGGATTCTGCAAAGGAGTTTATAATAGTGCCATTAGTTTGGACAGATATTGACCTAGCTAAGTTACCGCTTGGCGAAGTAAAAGGAAATGATTTTATCACGTTTGGGCGGTAAGCCGCTGGCAGAGTGGTAACCGTAACCCCTGCACCCGTATTTCTGAAATAGCCCGACAAATCGACCCAGCCGTCTAAGGATAGAGTGCATCTAGGGAGACCAAACCCGCTTGGGTTTGTTTCGCTCCATCCGCTTGCGCCTGTAAGGGCTGCAGAGGAAACACTTTCCTGTTTTAAGGCCTGCGCAAAATACGCACTGCCTACTTTTATAATCAGAAAACTAATCGAAGTGCCCGTTTGAACTATGGTTCCAAAAGGCAGCATTGTACCGTTCGCAAAGCTAAAAATGTCCGCGCTCTTCTTTGTGATGTCCAAACGACCGATTCTATTGTTCTCCAAACCATCCAAGGTAACGGCAAAAGTCGAACCTATACTTGCGCTCGTGTCGATCGTGAACTCGTCAGCCGTTGCAAAGTCAGCCGTGAAAGTAGCCCCTGGACTCGAGATACTTACTACTTCTGGCTCCTTGAAAATAATGGAGTCTGGCAAGTCTTCGCCACTCACTTCTAAATGTTCCGTTTTTTGGATCAACGGGTTACCATCAAACGGGGCGTCCCTGTTAATGAAAGCCGCGAATTTAGCTGCCCAAGTTGCTTTATTTAAAATTGCCATTGTATTATTAGGTTAGTCCAGATTCAATTATTTCTTCAAGTCCGCCCACGTCTCCGCTTATCTCGGACGGGCTTATCGTGTTTACTATCGTTGTGATATATACTTCATTCACTTCAAAGATCCGACAATTTGGGGTATTACTTATAAAGGTAACGCGCTGCAATTTCTCATTGTCGACCTCTAAGGGTTCCGCGATGAACCTCCCAAATATAACGAATCGAGTTAAATCTTTACGCATGGCCAGCAATGAAAACTCTTTGCCGATCATTTGTTGGATAGTCCTTTGGCTGATTACGGGTAAACCAAACTCAAGAGTATAGGAGTTGGAAATTTTACCGTTGGCCTCAAACATTCCAACATCTTCACCCCCGTATCGGTTAACGTAACGAACCCCGCCCCTACCAATCGTTGAAATGTAGAAAATTACGGTCTCGATACCGAGTAGTGAAATTCGTCTTTCTTCGGACATAGTGGTAGTTACTCCGTCTATGGTGCCGAAGAAATAAGGGTCTAAGACCTTAGTTTCAAATAACCAAATCCTTTCTGTCTGTATGAACATTAGAATCGTTTTGTTGGTCTGTTAAAGCTTTTGCCTATCACTCTAAATGTGAAGTCCTCCTCTTTGGCCTGTTCGATCTGCAGGCTCTCTGAAAATTCTGGGTAGGTTGATAGATTTGCTTTTATGTAATCTAAAATCCCGCTCTCCATGCCAGAAGCTGACCTAATAAAATGATCTATGGCCTGTTTGGTCTTTGCCGGCTCGCTGTATTCGTCTTTGAACAATCGCCCACCGATAGGGGTTATCGAAACATCCCCGTCTAACATATAAACATAGAGCCACAAATAAGAGCAATATATTTTTAGACCCCGATAGATTATATCTTTCCCATTCGTATATGTCACTCCATTTACAAGGTTTGTCCACTTGGCCAGCACGGGATCACCTTCTAGACCCGTCAACATGGCCGCGTAAAGTTTTGCCCCAAGAATCTTTTCAAGGTAGTTCCTTTGTACCTCTTGGGCGTACATATCGAAATCTTCAATGTTTACCGACACCTTGCGGACTAAGCGGACATCTTCGAGCGTGAATATAAGGGTATCAAATGCCATTTTCTTTTGTTTTTTTCATTTTCAAAGGCACAATTTCGATTTTGTCAATACCCCAAACGGAGTATTTCATAAACTTGTTGAACTCACGCTCAATCATTTTCCTGTCTGCCTCGCTGTCGCTGTTCTTATAGTCGAAAGCATCATTGAAGCTGGCCTCGTTGAACATACCCTGAGAGCTTACGCCCAAAAGTATTTCTGGCATATTGATAGCCTTCAAAATGTTCCTTTCCGCTTGTGCGTTCTGGTTGACAAAGAGACCATCGATATTGGCAGGGCTTAAATGCTCAACCATTTTAGAGTCTGAGGCTGTACCGTTATCATTAACGGGAGTACTTACAACGATAGAACTACCAGCCTTGGCTGATCCGTGGGTGGACTCCAAATCTTCCTGAAGTTTCTTTGCTTCTTTCTCCGCTTTCTCACCACCCGAGAAAGTCGGCATCTTGATTAAAGTAGTGCCGCTAAACCCATTTTGTACATTGGCGTTAGTGTATATTTGGGCTTCTCTCTCATACTCCGCACTCATCGAGATTACATCAAAAGGGCTTTCTGCATAAATCTCACCGTCACGGGTGAAATAATAGCATTGGCCTTTGTAGTTCTCTATCCCGCCAGCCTCGATAATCTGCTCACGTAATTTCGCTCGGTTGTAGAGGTTGATAACTTCGTGGTTCCCTGTCAGTACATTCGCACCGAACAGCTCCCATATACCATACTCGACTTTGCAAATATCGGTGTCGTATGGTCTGACCTTGCGGACGTCTTCAACTTTTACGCAAAATATCTCGCATACTTGGCCCAAAGCATTATAGTTGAAGTGGAGGCAGAAACTATACAGTTCTACATATCCGTACCGGATAACCTTCCACAAAATATCGTTAAGTGTTTCACCATCTCTGTTTACAATCGGGTTCACTAAAGAGCCATACCCGAAAATAAACTCCGCCCACCTCTTCGCGCAACCCCTTGAGGTTGGGCTAGATTTGATCGCGCCCTTTATCCTTTGCGGGTATTGGTTATCAATACCGAACGGAATTATATCTTCCTTGCCCGTGTAATAAAACGAGGGTAGCGAGTCAAGTTTAATCTTGTTTAACGCTACCCTCGTATTTACTGAGCCTCTTGTAGCTCTAGCCATTTAAATGGTTTTTATTAGTCCAATGATTCTTCGGTGCCTTCGGTTTTATCAGCCTCAGAGGTTTTATCAGCCTCAGGGGTTTTACCAGCCTCAGGGGTTTTACCAGCCTCAGGGGTTTTACCAGCCTCAGGGGTTTTACCAGCCTCAGGGGTTTTACCTTTCGTGGCTTTAGCCGCCTTGGTGTCTTTTACAAGGTAGTAAGCTTTTGCTTCAGCATCGAAAACCTTCAATTCTGATTCCGTCAAAGCCTTACCTTTAATTAGGGTTACTTCCTTGCCGCCAACTGATATGTTCAACCAGTCCGCTGTAAAAGAACCTTCCGCGTCTTTCTTGCCTTTCACGATGTACTTTTTAGTCTTCGTGAAGAGTGATTCTTTCGGGAAGTAGTCAGTTAGACTTCCTTTTACTTCTCTTTTTGGGCGAAGCCTCTCGATTGCTGCTTCCTCCGCTTACTGAAAACGTAGCGAACCCAACAGCGGCCTCTTTCGGAACTTCACCCGATGTGGTTATTGATGGCCGTCAATTGTCGGTAGTACCGGTAATGGCACAAGGTCAATGGAGAGTAACTGATTGGAAAGAAACATTCCCAGAATATCAGCCTTCAGGCCTTAACATTGATTTGAAAATGAACCCTGTTATACAGAAGGTTGTATTTTCGAGAGTGATGGAAGCCGCGCACACGCAAATCAATAACTTGCATAGTGTAGGGGATGACACTTTGGTAGCACCTGATCCTTTGAGATTCTATAACGGTTTCTATACCGAGATTATCGCGGATGCTGACGCAACCGAGGTAGGCACAGGCACTACTATTGCTTTGAATAACGTCCTTGCAAGGGTGAAAGAATTGATCAATGCAATTCCTGAGCGTTTGGCAATGGAAACTAACTTGAAAGCATTCTGTTCGTTTTCAACTTACAAGATGTATCAAGATGCGAGGGCAGAAACTCAAACTTACTTGCCATCTACTGACATCGCAGCAAACAAAGTGTTGTTGCAAGCATACGGTTCAAATGTGGAACTAGTTCCTATTTTAGGAATACCAGCAGACGTTATCTTTGTGACCAAAGCGTCAACGGATGACAGTTCCAACCTTGTTCAGGGTGTTTGGGTTGAATCTGACATGGACGCTTTGAAAATGTACAAAGAAGTCGAAGCGGATGAAGACTGGTTGATCTTGATGAAGTTCTACATCGGAGTCCAGTACAAGACTGGTGAGGATATTTTCTACGTACAAGGGGTATAATCATGGCAGATATAACCACAGATTTCTTAATCACCAACCAAGCTACCCTAGAAGTGGGTGGCGTGGTTGGTAGAATATTCATCTTTAATTACGATGAATGGGTAATGTCAACGATAACGAAAGTGTCGGGTGTCATTACAGATATTGAATTGGCTTCTACTGGCGCAAAGTCTACTGAGTACGCATTGGCTAGGGGTTCAATAGTCCCAGCGACGCCGTTGACGGTAAACAATGGAGGTAAAGGCGGTTTTGTTCATACATTACCGATCTTTATTGCCACAAAATCACAGGCGGTCAAAAATGAATTGGTGTCAAAAATCAATTTGGGTAGATCGGTAATTGTGGTCTTGCTAGATTCTAGTATTGTAGCGCAGGTATTCGGCGATGGTGTTGGTTTGCAAATGACGGCTTACGATGAATTGCCAGAAGGTCAGTATTGACACCAAATTTAGACGCTATCCAGCTCGA